TGGCAACCGCTAGTTAAGGTGATGAGACACAGGTGGTGCTGCTGATGCGAGTCAGAATCGACTTACCAGTCGGGTCTCAGGCAAGGAACGTATTTTACTCTGTAGTAATGCCCGTTCTTTTGTTGGTACACAGGAATCCAACCTCCCCCTTTTTTGATCCCTTTATCATAATACACACAATACATTCAATAGGAAAATACGTATGTCATTTGCTTCACTTAAGAAGTCTACTTTTACAGACTTACTTGCCAAAGCAGAAAATCTCAACAAGTCTGAGACTAAATCAGGACCTGATGAGCGTCTCTGGAAACCAGAGGTGGACAAAGCAGGAAACGGTTACGCTGTAATCAGATTTCTTCCTGCACCCGATGGAGAAGACCTTCCATGGGCACAAGTTTGGAGTCATGCCTTCCAAGGACCAGGTGGTTGGTACATTGAAAACTCCTTAACAACTTTAGGTAAAAAAGACCCAGTTTCTGACTTAAATAGAGAACTATGGAACTCTGGTGCTGAAGGTTCACCACAAAGAACTCAAGCACGTAATCAGAAGCGTAAACTAAACTATTACAGCAACATATATGTTGTTAAAGATAGTGCTAATCCTAGTAACGAAGGCAAAGTATTTCTATATCGTTTCGGTAAGAAAATCTTTGATAAAGTTATGGAATCAATGCAACCAGCATTTGAGGATGAGACACCAGTAAACCCATTCGATTTCTGGAAGGGTGCTGATTTCAAACTCAAGATTACAAGAGTTGCAGGATTTTGGAACTACGACAAATCTGAATTCGATAAACCATCTGTGTTAGGTGATTTAGACGACAAAGAATTGGAAGGTATTTGGAAGACAGAACATAGTCTAGCAGCATTCACTGCTGATGACCAGTTCAAAACTTACGAGGAACTTAAGGGACGTCTTGAGTCAACTCTTAAAGGTAACTTCAGTAAAGCAACAGCGGATGAAGACCTTGAAGATTTGAGTGAAAGTCGTACACCACAAGAACCTGCTCCAGAACCTGTCATTGCAAATCAAGGAGAAGATGATACTTTATCATACTTCGCCCAACTAGCAAAAGACGACTAATATTAATGAAGGTCTGTATCGTTGGTGGTGGTTCATCTGGTTGGATGACTGCCACCACTTTTTGTAAAAAATTAGATTATGAGGTCACTCTCATCGAATCACCAAATGTTCCCATATCTGGTGTCGGTGAAAGCACTCTTCAACATTTCCAACGATGGATAGATTTCGTTGGCATAAGAGAAGATGAAGAAGAATTCATAAAAGAAACAAATGGCACTATAAAACATGCCATTAAGTTTACCAATTTTCTGGAAAAAAATTCTGGGTCATTTTATTACCCCTTTGGTTTATCTCCCAAAGACCCAAATGGATGGTGGAGTGAACAATTACGTACTGGTAGATTGCACCACAATGAATATGCACAGAATATCAACCATGTTGCACTAATCGCTGCAAGAGGTAAGGTTGATCTCAATTCAGATTATGCATACCATTTTGATGCTATCAAGTATGGTCAGTTTTTAAAAAGAAAGTATTGCCAGAAAGTAGAACACATCCGTGCTAACGTAGTTAATTACGTTACCAAAGATAGGACAAATTTCTACAGTTTAGTATTAGATGACGGTTCAGAGGTAGAGGCAGATCTCTTTATAGATTGTACTGGATTTGCTGCCAAGTTGATTGGTGAATTTGTAGAAGAACCCTTCGTATCATTTGACCATGTACTGTTCAATGATTCTGCGTGGACTACTCATATACCTTACAAAGATAAAGCAAAAGAATTAACTTCAGTTACTGAATGCACTGCTATTGAAAATGGATGGGTATGGAACATACCACTATGGGATAGTGTTGGCACAGGTTATGTCTATTCTTCTAAGCATATCAGTAAAGAGGATGCTAAACAACAATTCATTAATCATATTGGAACTGATGAAGTAGAGTTTAAACATATCCCAATGAGAATTGGAAGACACGAAAATACTTGGGTAAGTAATGTAGTTGCTATTGGTTTAAGTGCAGGATTTGTTGAACCATTAGAATCTAATGGTTTGATTATGGTACATGATAATCTAATTAAACTTGCTAAGACACTAAGACGTGGACCTGCATCTCAACTATTGAAAGAGATGTATAATGCAGATGTTAGACGTGATTTTGACCAGACAGCAGATTTTATTGCAATACACTATGCCTTTACACAAAGAAAAGACACACCATATTGGAAGGACTGCTTCAATAGGAGTTATGACTTAAACCAATTCTGGCACTATGGTATGCGTGCATATAGTAGAGAAATGCATTTAAGTAATATGTACACACATCCCGAAAGTGGATTTCATTATGTGGCATCAGGTATGAATATATGTCCTTTAACTGAACCTATACATGATTATGTTGATCATGTTGATGAATGGGAAGCAGCAGTAAAACAACTTCCTACTGGATATGAATATTTTACATCGAAATATCAGAAAGAGTAGAACCAATTTGCGTTCCTGTAGTGGAATCTTTAACCAGTAGTTGATAGTATACACTTACAAAGTCTTCAATAACTTCTGGACGTACAACCTGTATCTTTTCTTTTTTAGCATTCAACTCTTCTTCATATTGATAGTTAGATACTGATACTGTAGGGTTAGCAGTAACAGTTGTACTACCATTGTAATATGCAACTTGGAAAGTTTGTGGAACTATTTTTCCTGCAGGACATATGATATTACCATTATCATCTGTAACTTCTGTAGTTATGTAATGTTTAGTTCCTGCAGAGTTCGTATACTTATTATCAACATACTCCTGTAGTTGTCTTACAGAACGTGGCCACTGTGCATAGTAATCTGTAATGTCATTTATGATAAGGATTGTCCAATTGTAAAAAGGATTATTATATATTTGAGTAGAAATATCTTCTGGTCTCTCTCCATTTTGCACAATATATTCATTAAAAAGAGTTAGTGATTGTTTAAACTCCGAAAGAAGTTCACCACGTTTCCAAATATTTTTTGCCAGTATAAATTTAGCATCTAGTTGATTAGATGAAAAGTTGTACATTAAGTCGGGTAAAGCATTTAACATTAGTATGTCACCGTTGGTCTGTTGTCTTCTAGGTTGTTTCTTCTGAATACGTTACCACCACCTAAACCTTTCTTCTTACTTGTACCTTCCATATCCATTCTTGTAAGAGCAGTTGTCTCTTGAAAGTCTAGAGTTAGTTGAATCAAAGGGATAGAACCATCAAAGATTGTTTGAAATTGTGCAAGAGGAGTTGTATTTACTTGCACATTTGTAAGTGCACATAGTTTAGTCTTTGGCATCATAGGATGTTGTTTAGACTTTTGAACTTTTCCTGATTCTGCTTCAACTGGTACAAATTTTGGTTCAATTACCCAGACATCTGGAAACTGTAGTAATACTGAACTCCCTCTACCGTTTTTTGTTGCGGGGTGCATACCACGTTTAAACCACTCTATGAGTGTTATTATTTTATCTGATTCAACTTTATTTCTTGCTGCAAGTTCAAATGTAAATGAAAACTGTCGCATATCCATACGTGAAAACATCTGGATAGCATTTTCATTAGGGGCAAGTCCAGCAAGTCCAGCAGCGTTCTTCAAGTTGAGGTCACTGTTTACATTAAAAGGGTTGGCAGCACCTTTTATACCACCCGCTATTCCAGAAGCAACATTACCAGCCACACCTTCATTGTTCTTATTAAAATTTTTAACGTTTTTATTATTACTTAATTTACTAGTACCAAAACCAATCGCACCACCTATCGCTCCTATAGTCGCTAGGGAAGTCAAAGCTTTGGCAGGATTTTCTGCTAACAGGGCTAATGTTCCCAACTTAAACTTGTTGTCCCAATTAGCACCATATGAATATTGAAATTCATTAGGCATTGGTAAGTGACATATTTCACTCATTAAACCTTTTTTTCTCCTATCCAATGCTTCTTGTTTCTCTTGCATTATTTTATCAAGAGGAACATCATCACCGTTTTTATCTTTTACATCACCACGTCGAAGTATATTATTATCAGTCCAAGCATCTATTTTTGCAACAGTTTTACCTCCAAAAACTTCATCTGTCCTGATGTCGTTGCCGAGCAAATCTGTTGCACCCTTAGAACCTGATAGTTGTTCAACCTTCTTAACACTTGCGTTAACTAGACCTGATACGAATTTATTATTTTTGAGCGAACCTAAAGCATCATTTTGATTTCTTGCAACCTTATCCAATGCTTCTTGATACTCATATCTTGTAATTTTTAAGAATGAAGCATATGGTATTGTTTCTAGTCCTTCTGGATATGATAGTGACATTAATTTTTACGATGAAATTTTTCTAAGGGTAATAAACTTAATAATTGTACTTCGCTTTCACGAATCTCAAAGAATATACTATCAGCATTCTTTGGAATATATTGACGCAAAGTATTCTTAGGAAACTTTTTACTATTTATCGCACTTAGACGAGCATTTGAACTTATGTAGTGAAGATTAGCACCAATAACGTTACTTCCTTTACCTTCTAGAAAGAATATTAAAGGATATTCATCCCATTCTATCAGTTTATCCTTAAATTTTGGGTCATATTCAAAGATATAGTAGTTACCAACACTAGGGGATTCAACAGCATCGTCTAATAATACATTGAACACTTCTGTTCTTAGTCTATCCTTAGTTATCTTGTTTCCTTTTAACTGTGAGATAAGACTATCAAATCTTGAGTTCGAGTTCTGTGATGAGCTTGAACTCCCAGAGTCTGTCGTTGCAATAGTCATTTGCTGCTTCCCATTTTGCTTGGTTAGTTGCGTAAGTCATAACTTCAGTTATGTACTTCTTGGTATGTCTTTTTTGAGGTTTAGGACCATCGACCTGTCGTTTTGGTTTAACCTCAATGAGATATGATTTCGTTTTTCCGTTTGTTTCTTTAACCTTTACCCAAAAGTCAGGGAAATAACGACGCCATTTCTTTTGTACTGGATCTTTATATGGTATAGCAATCTCCTCAGACCACCACTCTACAACTCTAGGAGTTTTGTCACACCAATCCATGAACTTTCGTTCCCACAAAGAGCGATATACTACACGTGTAGGATCACCTTTATACTTACGGTAATTTCTTACTCTGTATTTTCCTTTGTAACTTGGCATAAATAAGGTATGGTCACACCATAAGGACTATTTATGACAACCGCAACTGGGGTCAGTACCTTTATTCAAAAGATATTAGATAAGAAAGGTGGTATATCTGCATCTAATCTATATGCTTTTAACATACAGTACCCATCCCAAACAACTGGATATACTTTTAAAACGTATCTTGAAAAAAATATTGGGTTTGATGCATCTGCAGAAGAACTTCAATTGTTATGTAATGAGATACAGTTGCCAGGTATTACATATTCTGCTACTGATATCAAATCAGTACATAAAGGTATTACACAAAAGATAGCATCTGCTAAGGTTTATAATGAGTTAGATGTTAGTTTCTATCTGGATGCTGAGTCTGTACCGTTGAAGTTTTTCCGTGCATGGCAAGACTTTACCATGGGACATACTGAGCGTGCTACAGATGTTTATGGTGACGGTGCTCCTAACCAAAGACACCAAGCATTCGCTCAAAGATATTACGATGACTATGCTTGTACTCTTGACATAAAGAAGTTAGAGAAGTATAATAGTGGTGGCGAAGTAAAAAATCCACCAAAACAAGGAGACCTAAAAGACGTCTGGGAAGCAAAATTATTTAATGCATATCCCTACACTGTATCATCTATACCATATTCCGCAGGTCCTGCACAACTTGTAAAAGTTAGTGTTGGATTTTATTACGAGTATAGTCAACTGAAAATTAATTAATCATGCCATTACCTGAAATTGTTACGCCAACGTATACGTTGACGGTGCCTTCTACAAAAAAGAAAATTAAATATCGTCCATTCTTAGTCAAAGAGCAAAAAATACTAATAGTTGCTCTAGAGAATAACGATCAAGAACAAACTCTAGATGCAATCACTACGGTATTGAGAAGTTGCATACAAACTAGAATAGTATTTGATGACCTGTCACTGTTTGATATAGAGTTTATATTCTTACAGATACGTGCTAGATCAATCAGTGAAGAGATAGAACTTAAAGTTACTTGTGCTGATGATGGTGAAACTGAAGTCAATGTTTCGTTCTTAGTAGATGATGTTAAAGTGCATTTTCCAAAAGGACATAAGAAAGTAATTAAGTTAACTGACGACATCACTGTTGAAATGAAGTACCCAGATTTAGACTACTTCGCTGCTGTTAACTTTGCTAAGAAACAGGTAGACCCGTATGACTTAGTAGCTAAATGCATTAAAAGAGTATATGTTGGTGAGGATGACTCAGGGTCATTTACTTTTGAAGAAGCTAGAGATTGGGTTGAGAAACTTACCAGTGAACAGTTTGATAAAATCCAGAACTTCTTTAATACTATGCCAACTCTTAGACATGAGTTGAAGGTGAAAAATCCTAAGACCAAGGTGGAAAATCCTGTAGTTATTGAAGGGTTAGCAGATTTTTTCGCATAGCCCTCTTCCAAGAGGGCTTGATGACTTTTTATCAAACTAATTTCTCTCTTGTCCAACACCATAAATATAGCTTGACTGATATAGAAAACATGGTTCCTTGGGAAAGGGAAGTATATGTTAACTTGTTATCTTCTCACTTGCAAAAAGAAAGAGAGCGTATCGAAGAGGAACGTCGTAAACGATGAGTATTGACCCAAACACTGATAAACTTACAAGTATAGGTAACAACTTTGCTGTGGCGATGGGGTCATTCGTCGAGACAGATTTTCAATATTTTGGGTATTTAAGGAATAGACAGAGATTTTATATTGGATCGAAAAATATATCAACCACATCAAACGTAACTCCTACGAAAAAAATTGTAGAGGAACCAAAGACATCTAATAGAAGTAAGAAACCACGTGGAAATAGGATTCCAATGGGAGTTCCAGTTTCTATACCTGTTCCTACTTTTGCGTTTGGTAAACAGAAAACTGAAGAGAACTATGACAAAGGGAAAATTGATGCAGCAAATGACATAAAGGTTACTGGTGGAATTAAAGTACCAGAAGAAGTTCCAGTTCCATCTTCTCCTATTGGTGATGTTGTTCCATCTTCTCCTATTGTTGAAACTCCATCAACAAACGTGGATGTACCAGACCTTCAACGTCCTGGTATAGATTGGGCAAAAGTTCTAGACGATACTACTAGAAACATACTAGCTCCTATCACATTCGGTTTAGGTGTTGGAAAATTCATCTTTGGTGGTGGTTTTGGACTCAATGCCATGGAAACAGGTGGATATGTTACATCAGCAACACCAGCACTTATAGGTGAAGCAGGTCCTGAGTTGGTGATTCCAGTTGCTAAGTTTGGTGAAGCAATAGAATCGATGTATAGAGAAGGTGCATCTGTAATGATTGCATCCACAATCGGATTTCTTAATAAACTACCTAACTCATCAGCAAGAGCTGGTGTTATGGCAGAAGCTAACTCGTTAGCATCTATCTTTGGTATAAGTGATGTTGCAACTGTAGAGGGTAACTTTGGTTTAACAAAACCTTTGAAACCATTTGAGGGAACTGGTGGTGTTACAGCACTCATCGCTGGTGCACCAGCAGAACCAAAGAGACAAAATGCTAGAGGTGGAGGTGGTTTGTTAGGTATGTTGAACATGGGTAGGAAAGCATTAAGGAAGACAAAGATAGGTAAGAAAGTTGGTAAGGTAGCAAGAAGAAGTAAGACTGTAGCTAAGGGTTTACTTAAGAAGGCAGGGAGAAAGATAGGTGTAAAGAGTGTTGCTAAGATAGGTGGAAAGGCATTAGGTAAAGGATTATTGAAGAAAATACCATTTCTTGGTCTGGGTGCAGGATTGTTGTTTGCTGGTCAACGAATGATGGCGGGTGACTTCAAAGGTGCAGGATTAGAAATGTTATCAGGTGTTGCTGGTACAGTACCTGGCATTGGTACAGCAGTATCTGTTGGACTAGATGCAGCACTTGCTGCCAAAGATGTAGGTATGATGGGAGATGGTAAACCAGAACCTTCAACACCAAATCCAAATGTTGCTGGTAACGGTGCACCTATTATATTGAACCCATCTACTATGAAAGCATGGGAACGTGCAGTGAATGCTGCAGCAAAAGATGGTGTCAACTTGCCTATGAGTGTGACATCTTCATTTAGAAGTGCCAAGCAACAACAAGAACTGATAGACAGAGCAGCAGCTGGGGATCCAAATGTGATGACTCCTGCACCCGTTGGATTGTCTCCACATGGTCAAGGTTGGGCAATAGACATAAATTACTATTCAAAAGCAAATGAATGGATGAGAGAGAATGGTTCAAAATATGGATTCAAATGGCAAGGGGATAAAGATCCAGTTCACTTTGACTTCTGGAACAATGAACCAAACGACAAGTGGTTACAACCTGGCAATCGAAAGTGGATACCAAATAATATTGCAGCACCTGAGAAAAAGAACTCTAGTCAGATTACTAATCCAAATATAAAACAACCAAACGTTTCATCGGCAAAAAATATTTTGGGGCAAGAACCCGTCAAACAGTTGGAGAAACAAACGGGAGTGGGTGATAACATTGCTCAAATGAGAATTCCTGTACCAATTGAAACATTTGTGCCATATCCCGTGCCAACTGAGGTAAATAAGGATAGTAAAGACTACGTGGTCATTGATGTGTTTGGTAAAGGATCAAAAAGAGAGGTAGTTAGTTAATGGAAAATCTTACCGAAGTAATTGCTAGTCTCAGTAAGTTTCTAGACAATAGAACTGCTATGATGCAAGCGATGTACAGAGAAGATGTACATCGAGATTTCTTGATGCAAGAAAAACTCCAGTCCTTAGACGAGACTGGTGGTGTTACTGTGCAACCAGTTAAGTCACCTAGTATAGATTTAAGTCCAGTTAATGATCTAGTTCCTAACATATCAACAAAGAAAGCACCTAAACAACCACTTGTAAAAGCACAGACTGGTATGCTCGGTGGTGCAGATGTATCTAATGCATTGACTATCAATGCTCAATCCATGGGTTCAGAACCTATGGAACAACCTAAGAAGACTGAACTTGCTAAGGTTGGACTAGAAGATGGTATCAAGAAGAACATATCAAAAGATATTGAAGATGATTTTACAGTAGATGATAAGTTAAAGAAAGCATTTGGTGAGACTCTAGCATTACCAGCAAAGGCAGCTGCAGTTGCACTCATTGACTTGATGAGTAAGATACCAGCAGGAAGTCAGTCATCTGCAGTAGCAGTAAGAGACAACATTGCAAATATTTCATCAGCATTTAGATTAGATCCTATCAATTATGAGATGGGAACTGATGCTGACAAAACAGATGATGGAGTGGATGGTAAAGATGGTAAAGCAGGGAAAGGTGGTTTCTTAGAGAATATTATATCTCTGATTGGTGGCACAATGGGTGGTGCTGGTGGTAGTGGTGGAGTTGGTGGTGGTGCACTTGTTAAAGCACCACAGATGCAGGGTGATCCTCCAGACCTACAAACTAACTATTCACCTAGAATGCCATATACTGGTACTGCTGATGGTATAGGACTTGGAGATGGCTCAGGCAGAGCCATGCAACCAGTTAAATCACGTAAACCAACATTAAAGTCTGCTTTGATGATGTCACCTATGGGCATGGGAATCATGGGTGGTCAAAAAATATTTGAGGGTGCTAAGTCATTCAGTAAATCAACAGAATTTAATAATATCACAAACATTGGTAAGCAAGCACTATCGCTAACACCTATGGGTATGATGGCGAACATGGGAATGAAAGCATTTGGTAGCATAAGTAATACATATAATTCTAATGGTGATAGAGTTACAAATATATCAGAACTGACTGATAAAGTAATAGATGAGAACAGGGAAAGTGCTAAATCAAAAACAGATATCGCAACTGCATCTTTAGTATCTGCTGCAAATAGTAACATGACTCAACCAATGACTAAGACATCAAAGATTCAAGGTGGAGGTCTTACCGCACCCAAGACTACCGAGTCTCCATATCTTTCAGTATACAATAAAACGTCTCAATTCTAATGCAACAGAGTAACTTCCAACTACTGACATTTAATATCACCATAGATGGTGAGATATATTCTATTGGTGTGAATCAAACTCTATACGTCAAGTATGTTGAGGACATTCAATCTGCAACTAAAAGAATGGAAATTCAGATAACAGATAGTGAGACTGCAGTATGTTCTAAACTCAGAGGCATGGAGCAAGTTTTCCTTGAGATAGCTGACCATAAAGATAATCTTATTGGTGGGTACTATGTGATATATGACATACAAGATAGAGTTCAAGATGGTAGTGTGTCAAAAGCAACCTTGATGTTGTGCACACCAGACTTTATTAATAATGCTGCTATCAAGTTATCAAAAAGGTTTGGTGAGGGTGAAGGTAAAACTATAGATGAGATAGTCGTAGATGATATACTAGGTGGAGTTTTACAAACAGGTGTTAGTATAGACAGAGAGAATAATATTGAAAAAACATTCAATAAGTATTCATTCGTATCGCCATTCTGGTGTCCATTTACTATAATATCATGGCTTGCTTCAAAATCTGTCCCAGTTAAGGGTAGCGGTGCATCTGCAAGTGCTGGTTATGCATTCTTTGAAAATAAATTTGGGTATAATTTTAAGTCCTATGACAAATTTGCTAGAGATCCAGTTGTAAAAACTATCATCGTTGGAAATCAATCAAAAGAATTAAACGAAAATGATGAGGAAGATATCTTGTCTATCGGTAGTATAAGGGTTAAATCATCAACTGATGTATTGAAGGGGTTAAACATTGGGTCTTACTCCAGCAACGTTATGACAGTTGACCTTTACAACATGAATTATGAAAATATTAAATTTAACATCAATAAATATTATGATAGTGTCGAACTCTTAAACAAGGGTAAGAAACCAGAATATTTTAAAAATTTTGATAAGGATACTTCATCCACTCGTATTATGTCGAAGATAGTAGATACAGCACTGTTCTCCCAAGGAACTCATACTGCAGGACTTACAAAGCAACTGTCACAATCATCTTTACGGGAAAAATTATTTTATAACAAAATACTTGAGATAGAATATATTGGTAAATTTGATTTAACTGTTGGTAATGTCGTTCAACTCAATACATTTAAAGGTAGAAGTAGAGATTTTGATGAGTCAAATAGTGGTAAATATGTTATTGCTAAAGTAGAAAGAACATTCTACAGTGGTGATGACAGGATGGGTACTGCACTCACATTAGTTACAGATAGTCCAGGTTCATAATATGTACGAAGCAACTGCTAATTTTATAGGAAAAGATGGGTTCAATTGGTGGATTGGACAGGTGGAGAATATTGGTGACGGTTCCTATGATGTAGAAACCAAAGAAATAGACGAGACAGATTACGATTATAACAACAAAGTAAAAGTTAGAATTGTAGGATATCACAATGAAAGTAGGGCAGCGTTACCAACTAAACATCTGCCATGGGCACAGGTATTGATGCCTCCAATATATGCACAGAAGTCTGGTATTGGTTCTAATCATCAACTACAACTGAATAGTTGGGTTGTTGGTTTCTTTATGGATGGTGCGTCAGCACAGATTCCTATTGTCATGGGATCTATAACTGATGAGAATCCAGACGTAAACTATGGTACAGATAAAGGATCAGAGCAGGGGTTTGCAAAACTAGCTGCTGGTGACTACGATGAAAGACATCATATTGACACAGGTAGTGCAACTCCAAACTCAGCTAATACTGTTGAAGTAGATGACACTACAGGTTTGGATGTAAAGAAAAAAACTGAGTTAAAGTCTACTAACGAGATTACCAGTAATAATAAAAAAGGTGGTACAAAAGGTGAGTCAACAGCGGGTGATAAAGCTAATAGCGTTAAGAAAGTTACAGTGCAAGTTGGTAATGGTAAGTGTGGATCTGAAACTGCTACTAAACTAGAAGCACCTCTTGCTGAGTTCATGAAGTTTGCTCGTGGTATAGAGAAAAATGAGATAAATCAATTCATTGATAAAGCAACTGGTAGAATTGTTGATCTTGATAAAGAAATTAGCATAGTATCAGATAGGATAGGAACAAAACTTAGAGGAATCACATCTAACATTAAAGGTGTGGTAATGGAGGAGACCAACAAACTTGTACAAGATGGTCTAGACAAACTTAACATACCAAATCCAGATTTAGATGATGCTGTCAAAACACAACTTAAAGATATTGGTGGTTTAGTTTCATGTTTATTCAAACAATTACTTGGTGAGTTGGGTGACTTTATTAAGGGATTGTTGAAAGATCTAATAGAGAATGTACTAGACACCGCACTATGTCTTGTTCAAAACATCTTGGGTGATATTATGAAAGAAATAATGAGCAAAGTTAACGCTGCAATGGGCATATTATCAGGTGTTATGGGAGCTATCAAGGGTGCTTCTAAACAGATACAGGGTATACTTAACAAAGTTGGTGAGTTTTTAGATTTATTCTGCGATGGTGCTTTATCATGTGCTATTGGTGCATCTGTATTTGAAACTGGAGTTGGTGCTAAGAAAAAAGGTAGAGACGCAGATGAATCTGATACAAAAGGACCTTTGGAGAGGTTTGAGAGTATTAACTTCTATGATTCTAGTGGTAAACCAGCAACTGCTGCATTGAATTGTAACAGTGGTATATTGAATAGAAAACCATGCTTCCCAGAATTGGTATGGGATAACTTAAGTACAACCAGTCCAGTGAAAGCAATAGCAATCGTAGATGATATAGGTCAAATGCTTGGTGTATTGATGAAGAAGAAAGGTAGTTCAGTGAACCTAGAAGCATCAGTCAAAGCACAGTTTACATGTAATGAACCAGAAGGCAGCGGTGCAGAGTTCAGACCAAATATTATTGATGGTATGGTAGACTCAATAGAAGTTATAAAATCTGGTGTAGGATATGGATTTGATCCTGCTGAAACATTTTGTCCTAATGAACAATATGCAGTTATGGTAAAGAAAGCAGGATTGCAAGAACATGTAAATGATGGTGAGTACATTCAACAAGTAACTGAGAGTTCTCCTGACGTGTTACAAGTTGTTGACGTAGATTATGATGATGATCATATACTATTGGCAACTATAGATACATCATTCAATACAAACTTAAAGGTTGGATTACAACTTAGAACTAAATCTGGTCACGAGTTTGTACTTAACTTCACCAAAAAGTTCCCTCATCTAGTCATACCAAACGATGCTAAAGCAATATATGCTAAGTGTGGTGATCTAATACCAAGAATAAATGATGTAAAAACAGTCAATGTTGGTTCTGGATACAAAAATCCTATCATCACAGTAGGTAAAGGTAAAGATAAGCAACAGATTGGTACATATACTGTTGACGGTCAAGGCAGACTCCTAAAACCTAACATTACAAAAACTGTACTTGGGTTTGTTAAACCTGTTATTGAGGACAGTCAAGGAACAGGTGGAAAGGTATCTGTAATATATGATTACTCAGGTCCTAGAGAAATTAAAGAGAGTAATATCCTAGAACTCCAAACATACATAGACTGCGTAGGTCATCCTATGATTAATACTACCGTTGACGATGTAGTAACAACAAATGTATCGTCCACTCCATCAACCACATCAACATCAAGTGTATCGTCTACTCCATCGACTCCCTCAACACCAAGTACTCCGACTACTCC